CTAAAAATACCAGTTTCTTGAAAATGCATTATATTTTGAAAGAAATGGGCATAAAAAACAACATGTTTTTCTTACAGCTATATGATGAATCGTTAGCTGATATTGATCCATTAGACGAAGATTCGTTAACGCCTGTACAAAAAACAAAAGTCCATATAGAAATTTCAAAGAATCCTTGGTATTATTATAGAGAAATCGTAAAAATACCGATGACCGATATAAAATCGGACTTTGAATTGACTAGAGGTACTTTAGCTATATTATGGTCGTTACATAATAACTTGAAGGCGTTTATCGTTTTACCTCGTCAATGTTATAAATCTTATACAATATCTGTATTTTATTCGTGGTTGATATATTGGGGAGCCAAAAACTTTAATGGTGCATTCTTTGCACAAAATGCTGGATTGGCCACACAAAACTTATCACGTGTAAAAGACATTCGAGAATCGTTACCAAAATATTTGAATTTAAAATCAAATATGGATACTGATAACGTACAATCTATTGTATATAGACCTGGTGATTACACAAATACTATAATGACAAAAGCCCCAGGAATGAACGAAGAAGCCGCCAATAACGTTGGTCGTGGTATGTCTACTATGGGTCAATGGTATGATGAGATCGCGTTTATTCCTTATATTTGGACACAATACGGGGCTGCTGTTCCCGCATATTCAACAGTATCCAAAATAGCTGAAGTAAACGGGTCACCACATCATATCGTCATGTCTACAACCGCTGGAAACAAGCGTTCCCAATCTGGTAAATGGGCACACGATTTTATGCAATCTAGTGCACCTTTTACTGAACACTTGTACGATATGGTCGAATATGATAATTTTGGAAACGTTATAGGGTTTGATAAACTGGCTATTCGCGAATATATAACATATAATAATACTGGACAACACTTTTTACGAATAGAATATTCATGGGATGAATTGTCTAAACCGGTCACATATCTTGAAGAAATGAAAGCGTTGATGCCTGGTTTAGATGAGTTTAACCGTGGTGTATTAAATATTTGGTCTGATTCTTCGGAAGATCACCCATTAGGTCATGAACGAGTTAAAGAACTTATGACCAAAATACGACAGCCAGAAAAAGTTGTTATGGTTGATAAGATATATGTGTTGAAGTATTATCGAGATCCTGAACAATGTAAAATCGATTCCAGACATATCGTGTTTGGTATGGACGTTGGTGGAAACGTTCGACGAGACTATTCAACTTTGGTTGGATTAGATGTTACGAATTCTGAAGTCGTTTGTACATTGCGTGTAAATCAATATAGTATTAATCGTTTTGCTAGAGCGGTTGCTTATATTTTATTATATTTGTTTCCAGAATCAGTATTGGTTGGTGAACGTAACTCTATTGGTACACCGGTTTTGGAAACTATTTATGAGAACGGTATACGCTCATCAAGAATATACCTCGATGAAGAAAAAGATCAACGTGGTGTATTTATGGATAAAAATATACGTGCTTTATTTTATGGAGATATTTTACGTATTTCTATACTAGAACACGGTCATAAGATTTACGATTCGACCATAATTGGTGAAATAGCTGATCTAATTATGACAAAATCTGGACGAATAGACCACGCTCCAGATGGACACGATGACTTACTTATAGCATACCTATATACAAGATGGTTTGTTATGTTCTGTAAAACAAAGGGTAAATATATCGATAATATTTATTTTAATAGTAGACTCGATCAATTTTTATCTGAAGACGATCTTATGGAATTGAATAAAACCACTGGTAAACGAGCACAAATGGATTTTGTTATGGGTAACAAATATGGAGTAGTTATGAAAGAAGATATGAAAGAAAAATTATTCAATAACGATTGGTTGTCCAATAGAATAAAAGGTGTAATCGATGAAAATATAAATTCTCACAGAAATGTTGGGGCCGATATTTATATAGACGATTTCGATATAACTCCTGTTATAAAAGAACAAGATATACATGTCGATACGGTTGCGGATTCATATATAGACGATTATCCTGAATATACTGGGGATATTAACGTCGATGATCCTGAAAAAAT